AGAAAGGGAGGCTAAAGCCTACAAAAAAGCAGGTGGTGGCTACAAATAAGGAATGATACATCATGGACCCAGTTACTATATCCGTTGCCGTTGGCGTAGCGTCAAAAGCATTTGAGGCAATAAAATCTGGATTTCAAGCGGGTCGTGATATTGAGCAGATGTCTGGCGACATAGGCAGATGGATGGGGGCTGTGTCTGATGTTGATAACGCTGAAAAACAAGCTAAAAACCCTCCCCTGTTTGGCAAATTGTTCAAGGCTGGTTCGATTGAAGAGGCGGCTCTCTCTGCTTTTGCAGCCAAGAAGAAACTTGAGGAACAGAGATATGAACTTAAGACATTTTTAAATTTAACTCATGGTCCGGGAGCGTATGAAGAGCTTCTTGCAATGGAAGGTCAGATAAGAAAAGAACGACAACAGACAATATACAAGCAACAGCAGCTAAGAAGACAAATAGGTGAAGGAATAACTTGGTTTATTGTTATAGCTATAATAGGTGGGTTTATTGTAGGTGTTGCAGGAATATGGATGAAAAAAGCAAACGCATATGAATACAAACCAAGAGATTATACAAAACAACAAAAGATACATCAGGGTAAGATTAAAAAAAAAATTATACAACTTGTAGATTAAAGAAAAGAATAAAATCAAAATCAGGTATGATGGCTTGTATTTATATAGGAAATAATAAAACGTATGAGATGATGATTGAGAGTTGGTGTCCTAAACAATATAAATGTATTTATAATCCGTGGCAAAAAGAACCAAACATAGACGATGTTATAAATTCTTTGAATAGTGCAGTGAAGAACAAGTGATGGAAAAGAAAAAGATTAAAAAGATTATGGATCAAAAGAAGCTACAATCATCTAGTAAATATAATGAATATGACCTAGATGGTGACGGTATTGTATCTGATGCAGAGCTTGCTAATATGAAAGAAATTAAGGAGACAGAAACGGTTCTTCGCAAAAACCTTGCTCAACTAAGAATGGCAAGGTATACTTTAATAGCAATGGGACTGTTTACTTTTATGATGTTTATGCCGTTTATAAGTATAGAAAGAATTAATGCACTAGCTGAAATTTCTTCACTTTTCTACATTTCAGGCGCAGGCATTGTCGGTGCATACATGGGTACGACAGCTTGGATGAATAAGAAGTAAAAGTTTACGTAAAGTTTTGAGGTCACTATGGGCGGATTAAAAAAATCACAAAGGAGCTTAAAGGCTTGGGGTAAACAGAAATGGCGAACAAAAAGTGGTAAACCTAGTACTCAGGGGCCAAAGGCAACTGGTGAGCGTTACTTACCTGCGAAAGCAATTAAGGCTCTTTCGCCCTCTGAATACGCCTCCTCTACGGCTGCTAAACGAAAGGCAACTAGAGCAGGTAAACAAGTGGCTAAACAACCCAAGAAGATTGCAAGAAAGACGAGAGCTTATAGAAAGGTCACATAAATGGCAACAGTAGTTCCAGATATACCAGACATCTTTGAAGAAGCATATCAAAGAGCAGGCTTAGAGCTTAGAACTGGTAATGATCTAAGAAACGCTAGACGTAGTTTTAATTTGTTAACTATGGAATGGCAGAATAGAGGGCTTAATCTATGGACTATAGAAGCAGGCACTCAAGCTCTTGCTGCTGGTTCATCTACTTATACTTTACCTGCTGACACTGTAGATCTTATAGAGCATCAGATAAGAACAGGAACTGGCACAAGTCAGGTAGACACAAACTTAACAAGGATTAGTGTATCAACATATGCACAGCAATCTGCAAAGAATACAACAGGTAAACCTACACAGATATTTATACAAAGACTCGCAGCATCTGTGACAGCTACATTATGGCCCGTACCTGATAGTGCAGATACATACACGTTATCTTTTTTCAGAGTAGTTGGTATTGATGGTATTAGTTCTGGCATAGACGGAACAACAACATCTTTTGTTCCACCAAGATTTACGCCATGTCTTGTGTCTGGACTAGCGTATTATATAGCTATGAAAAGACCTGAAGTTGCAAATAGAGTTGCCCCACTCAAACAGGAATATGAGTTCCAATTTGAACTAGCAGCAGGGGAGGACACAGACAGTTCTTCTGCTAGATTTGTACCTTATAACACATTTTATGGAGGTTAAAGTTGCCAGATAAAGTTACTAGAATAAGAAAAGATAGAACTGGACCAGCAAAAACAGGTCAGTTTAAGAACCTTGTAAATGCAGCCAGAACTGGAAAGATTAGTGCAGCCGATGCTCAAAAAGCTATAAGAAAGTTAGTTAAAGCTAAAAAGAGTGGTGGTAAATTAGAGGCAGCTAAAAAGAAAATAAACGATCCTGACTATAATGTCATGTCTGGTGGCAAAGGCAACCCTAACCAGAAAAAAGCAGAGAGTATGGGTAAGAAAGGCAGAAGAGCGGGTAAGGTAGAAAAAGCAATTCTAGGAACAATAGCTCTAACCCCACAAGCAAGATTAGTTAAAGGTGCTGGTAAAATAGCTAAAAAAGTTATTAAAACAGCAAAAGATGTAGGGACATCCACAATTGGAACTGCAAAGACGCAACCTAAAAGAGGTGCTGAATATAGAATGGTGCCAAAAAAACCCGGTAAAGGTAAGACAATTAGCGGTATAAGTAAGAGATCAACACAAACAGCACAAGGTATTAGATCAACACCAAAGCCTATTGCTAGTGCTTTAGGAGTTGCAGGTTCTAAAAAGAAAGACAAAACAACTGTGCCTAAGCCTAAGCCAAGACCAATGATGGCAAAGCCTAAACCAAGACCCACACCTAAGAAAAAGAAAATGTTCATGAAAGAAGGAAGCGGTGTGTCTGGTAAAGATATGCGTAAAGCAAAAGATTCAAAAGTAGAATTTCAATCTAAAGTAATGAAGAGGAAAAAATAATGGCCCCTCCTGATAAAAGAAAGAAAATTAAAACTGGTGGTGTTACACTAGAAGAAGCAAAGAAAAAGATTAATGATCCTAATTACAATGTAATGTCTGGCAGAATAGAAAAAGATAAGAATGTACAGACAGGCAAAAACAAAAGAAGAATAACAAAAGAAGACATGTTGAACATTGGTATGGGCGCAGTTCCTTTCGCTAGGATACCAAAGTTTATTAGCAAACTTGGTGGATTATTAAAGCCTTCACAAAGATTTCAAAAACTAGTTTCAAATACAAAGAAAAGTAAAACACCTGCATTACCAAAACTTAGACCAGTAAAACCTAAGTCTACTGCAGTTACAAAGCCAAAAAACACACAAATAAAAACACCTAGTACAGCAGTTGCTAATAGACCAAGAATGTCTTCTGCTAATGCCAAAAGATTACAGCAAATGGTAAATAGAGCCGCATTAACATCTGGTGTTTCAGAGCTTGTAAAGCCAAAAAAATCAGTAGCAGGCACAAATGTAAAAAAAGATAAAAAGCCTTTAAAAAAATTAAAAGATGTTAAAGTAAAAACTATTAAAACAAAACCTTTAAAACAAAAGAAGAAAGATTATGTTGGACAATTTGTAAATGAAAAAGGTGATGTTGCCTATGAAAGTGTAGGTGATTTTTTTGGATACTTAACAGGAAAACAGAAAAAAAGAGCTGCTCCAAAAGATAAGAAAAGAATAAGTCCGGCAAAAAAAGGCGCTACAAAAGGAATTGCTTTTAAAGGTAAGTCAGTAGCAAAATTAAAAAATCCCTTTAAAAAAGCAGGAGGTGGATCTATGAAAAAAACTATGAAAATGACAAGCGGAGGATCTCTCAAGCCTGTTCCACCACAAGCTAAGGGCCTTCAAGCATTAAAAAGAGAAAGGCCGGATGTGGTTAATAAAATGGGATATATGAAAAAAGGTGGTGTTGTTAAAATGCGTGGCGGTGGAGCTGCGACTAGAGGACTTAATTTTAATAGAGGCTACTAATTGTCGAGACTAATATGTAACTTACCTGCAATAAATGTGTGGGTAAGAAAAGAGTATCTAAGAGATCATGAAGATGGTCATGGAGAGTTTGTAAAAGGTGTATGGATATCTTGTAAATCTTTGCCCGGTAGAGCTTTTTACTTTGAAACGTATTTACCAGAGTATGGTGCGATGTTTGATAAATTGCCAATAAGTGCTTTTCTCAGTGAGCCTAAGACACCTAATCCAGATCTTGCATTGTATAATTTACAGTTTTGGAATTGTATGGATTATAATGTTACTTGCCTACAAAAACAGTTCATAGGTTCTATGAGTTACGAAGTTTATACAAGAGATGCTGGTTCTGTAAAAGGTTCTTATGTTGCTACTTTAGATAATTATCATGGTGATATAGACACAGTTGATTTTAGCACAAGTGAGACACCAGAAGAACATAAGTCACATAATATTATAGAATTAGAGAATGGTCAGTATTGCTTGTATCCTAACAATAGAACAAGAATATATGATAACAGCCTAACACCTGATGAGCCTTTAACACCTGATTTTAAGGTTAGCACATATTATTATCAGGTAGAGAATGAGAATAAATTAGATAGATTTGGAGATAGCAATGACTATTTCTATAAATCTAAGAAAGAGAAGTAATGGCATACTCTGCAGGAAAATATGCTTATGGTATTTGTGACAAGACAGGATTTAGATATCCTTTGAAAGAGCTTATACCTGAGATAAGAAATGGATCTAAAACAGGATTGATAGTGGGATATGATGTAGTTGATCCAGATCACCCACAAAACTTTTTAGGCAGATTTAAGATAGATGATACACAGTCACTGCTTAATGCAAGACCCGATAGAATAGAACCTGCAACAGAGAGATTATTAAACAAAGACCCTTTCACTACAGCAGCGGCAGATAGTGGCACAACAGAGATAACTGTAAAAGAAAACAGTCATGGCAGATCAACATCAGATAGAGTTAGATTTAGAAACTGTATTGGATTTGATGGAATTACAAAGGCTGTCTTTGAATTGGCAGATGGATATGTTATAACTAAACTTACAGATGATACATATAAATTCACTGTTTCAGCATCATCTACATCAGGCTCTGTAACAGCAGGTGGAGAGTTTGTTAGTGCTGGACCAGTTACATTGGAGGCTTAAATGAGCTTTACATTAGCACAATTAAAAACTGCTATACAGGATTACACTGACAATGCAGAAACATCATTTGTAACTCATTTACCTGACTTTATAAAAGCAGCCGAAGAAAGAATATTTAAGAATGTAGACTTAGAAATATTTAGAAAGAATGTTACTACAGCTTTTACCACAAGCGATAAGTTTTTATCATTACCCACAGATTATTTAGCATCATTTTCATTACAGATAACAACATCTGGTAGTGAGGCATTTCTTTTACAAAAAGATGTTAACTTCCTACAGGAAGCCTATGATGCCTCCTCATCTACAGCAACACCAAGATTCTATGCACAGTTTGATGCAAATAACTTTATTGTTGCCCCTACCCCAAATTCAAATTATGCAGTAGAATTACACTATTATTATAGACCAGCTAGTTTAACTGCTGGTGCAGATAGTGGTACAACATGGTTAAGCACTAATGCTCCATTTGCATTATTGTTTGGCTCGTTGGTAGATGCATATTTATTTATGAAAGGTGAGCCTGATCTTATACAGCAATATGAAAAAAGATTTATGGATCAATTAACAAGACTTAAAGATTATGGAGAAGCTAGAGAGAATACTGATGCTTATTCTGAAGGTCTACCAAGAGCGCAGAGAACATAGGAGTAAAAAATGGCAACAGCAAATGCGGCAACCAATTATCTAGAAAGAAGAATATTACATTTTTTGTTTAAGAATAATTCTCTTAGTTTTTCATCTCCGGGTGATCC